CGTTCGTAAAATAAAATTCCATGTATACTTTAAATAAATGCCGAGCCTTCGTAGACAAAACGCCCTCAGCCGGAAAGAATCTCAGGCTCTCACGAGCCTCAAGATGCTCAAGAACAAGAATGACGCCCTGAAGAAGAAGAACAGACAACTTCAAAAGAAACTCACCGCGGCGAGAGAGCGTGTGAAGCGACTCATGTTTGCCCGCCAGCTCCGCCAGCGCGTCAAACAGAGAAACCTGGGTATCCCTTCCGTGCGCTCGTCTTACAACCGTGATGCCCAAATCCGGAGACTCTCCAACTAATTCACTTAAAAAATTGTAAGTCATTTTTGATTAATGGAATGTCACGTCGTATACACGTGCGAATGTAACAAAAAACAGTACCCATCGATGGCGTCACTGAAACAACACAAGAAGACGAAGGCGCATCAGAGTTGGGAGAGCACGAAGGAACTGCGGGAGCTTAAGATACAACTGACTGCCAGGGACAATGAGATTCTTTCATTACATACAAAGTTGAAAAGTCTTAGAGAACTAAACACGTTGTTGCTCGAACGTATTAAAATTGAGGAGTATTAATATATATGAACATCGCTTTGTTGTGTAAACCGATCATAGTCCCCCCACATAACACTATCAGCGCGAACGTGTGTCGAGTGGTGGTCATCCCACCGAGAGTCACGACTGACACTGGTAAGATTGAGATTGAGATACTCGACGCACCACCCATAGATATCAATTTATGAAACACTTTTCCAACTATGGTTCATAAATTGTGATATTTTGTTATTCAATACGTGTTTAGTTGCCATACATGACACCGGCGAGACCCTTCGAGACCTTGAGGACGTTCCAGTTCACCGCGTACATCCTGTGGAGGGAGTTGCCACCGGTCGGGGACGTGACGTTGATCTTCATCGTGTCGATCCTGGAGGCGTTGATGCTTCCGGACGGTTGCGCCGAGTTCAACTTGGCGGCGAACGACCAGGTGTACACCGGGACGTTGTCGAGTTCGTTATCCGGGAGCACGCTGCAGTGCATTTGAGGCACGATGGTGTGGTGGTAGACGTTGGACATGTTCTCCGTGTGCGCGACGCCGTTGACGTAGAGGGTCGCCTTGTCGAAGTTGTACTCGGTCGCCCAGTTGGAGTCCGTGCTCTTGCCGTTCACCAAGTGGAAGGCGCGGCACGGGTGGTTGAAGTAGGTGAGGTCGAACTCCGTGTCCGTGCTCTCGGCGAGTTGGTACTGGGTCTGCGTGATGAGGAGTTGGTGTTCGTTTTCGGTGAAGAACTGTCTCTCGGCTGAGTCGAGGAAGATGAATTGACCGTACACTTTCGGGGTGGTCACCGGGGTGAATCCATCTCGGCACTTGATTTTAATTTCCACGGAGTGGTACTGCATAGCCACCAATGGAAGGGCGCGAGTCAAATCACCGTTTCCGAAAAAGAACGGGATGAAATAGTGGTCCCCGGTGGTCGCGCTGTACGCCCCGATGGAGTTATTTTTAACGGCAGAAGTCGTCACGGCACCGGAAGCCTTCGCCTGGTCTGTGTTGTACAACACGTTGTGCACGCCTTGGATAAAGAGCGTGTCGAGGACGCAGACTTGTTGACCACCGATCCAGAGGCTGAACTCGGTCGGGTTCGCCGCTGTGGACCCGTGCAATCCGGTGGCGCTCGGGGAAGACGCGGTGTCCGCTGTGGCGATACCAGGCGCTTCGATCCACACGTAGGAGAGGAGGTCCCCCTTGCTCACGATCGGGATCGTGATTTCGTTGTTCGCGGCGAAGGTTCCGATATAGTCGAGACGCTCTGGCTTCATACTGAACGGCGTGTGTCGCTTGAAGTTTTGTCTCCAGAACGAGATCTCGGGTTGACCCGTGAGGTGCGTGTCAGCCACGCCCCGGCTCACGAGTTCGATCAATGCTCCACTCATAATTATTACTATACTGACATAAAAATTTTAAGCGTAGTTTCGACATGGGGATTGATTTCCAAGCCCTCACCTGGGAGGCAAAAGATGATGAAGACGGATACGGTTACTTTATCTCCATCATCGGTAAAACCGGGGACGGGCGGTCGGTGTGCGTGACGACGTCCTACAATCCTTACTTTTTCATTCGTCTTCCTGATAATTTCTCGTCGACGAAGACGGAGTTGTTTCAGATCATCGAGAAGAAGTACCCGGGGTACGTGGTCAGTCACGAGACGGTGAAGAGAAAATGTCTTTGGGGATTTCAAAATAACGAGGAAAATAATTTCGTGAGATTGGAATTTAAAAATTTAGAATCCAAAAAGAGGTTGGATTATTTTTTCCGAAGACCGGTGTACATGAGCCGAGGACCGACGATGTTCAAGGTGTACGAGGCGAACCTCGATCCTCTCCTGCGTTTCATGCACGACACCGGGATCAAATCCGCTGGGTGGCTCAACACCGGCGACCACTGCGTGCGAGCCCACCGCGCGGATGTGGACGTCGATCTGTTTTGCAACGACTGGTCGTCGCTGACCCCGGTAGACAAGGACGACGTCGCCCCGTTCGTCGTCGCCTCCGTGGACATCGAGTGCAACTCGTCCACTGGAAAGTTCCCGTCCCCGAGGGTTCCGGGCGACGCCTGTTTTCAGATCGCCATCACCCTGTGTCACCTGGGGAGCGAGGAGCCTTACCGGAAGACGTGTCTGTGTTACAAGGAGACCGACCCCGACCCGGACTCCGGTGACATCGTGTGGTACCCCACGGAGAAGGAGATGTTGGAGGCGTTCACGGCGTACGTCCACGAGCACAACGTAGACATCATCACCGGGTGGAACATTTTCGGTTTCGATCTCCAGTATCTCTACCGGAGAGCGGTGCACACCGGGGCGAGAAAGTTCATGTTCCTCGGTCGCCTCAAAGGGGTCATGTCCAGTTTGCAAGAAAAGATTCTCTCCTCGAGCGCCCTCGGGGACAACAAACTTTTGCTTTTACCCATGCCCGGAAGATTTGTCTTCGATCTCTTCCAGGAGGTGAAGAAAGGATACAAGTTGGACAGTTATTCCCTGAACAGCGTGAGTAAGTTGTACTTGGGGGACGAAAAGATCGACATGTCCCCGAAGGAGATGTTTGCGCGTTACCGGGAAGGTGACCCACACAAGCTCATGGAGGTGGCGCGGTACTGCATCAAGGACACCCTCCTTCCCCACCGGTTGCTCAAGCGTCTGTGCACCCTTCTCAACCTGTTGGAGATGGCGAACGCCACGTGGGTGCCATTGGATTTCCTCGTCACCCGGGGACAACAAATAAAAGTTTTCTCCCAGTTGGCGAAGAAGGCGAAGGAGTTGGGGTTCATGGTGCCCACGATTTACAAGGACTACAAAACGGAGAAGGTGTACTTTGGGAAGGAACAGATAAAAATTCCGGAAGGGTACGTGGGCGCGACCGTGTTGGACGCCCAGAAGGGCGCGTACTACTCTCCCATCACCGCGTTGGATTTCGCCTCCTTGTATCCGAGCATCATGATGGCACACAATCTGTGTTACTCTACACTCGTCAAAGATCCAAAGTACGGGAACATCCCCGGCATCACCTACGAGGAGTTCGAGGTGGGTGGGGAGACGTACAAGTTTGCCCAAGACGTGCCATCCCTCCTTCCTTCGATCTTGAACGAACTCAAGGCTTTCCGTAAAAAAGCGAAGAAGGACATGGCGAGTGCCACCGGATTCATGAAAGAGATCTACAACGGCAAGCAGTTGGCGTACAAGATAAGCATGAACAGCATGTACGGTTTCACCGGGGTGAAATCGGGGATGCTTCCGTGTTCGGAGATCGCGTCGACGACGACCGCGAAGGGTCGGAGCATGATCGAAGAGACGAAGACGTACGTCGAGAAGCACTTTCCAGGCGCGATCGTGAGGTACGGAGATACGGACTCCGTGATGGTCGAGTTTGACTGCGAGGGGCGCACCGGGATGGACGCCATCAAGTACAGTTGGGATCTCGGAGAGCGCGCGGCGGAGGAGTGCACGAAACTTTTCAAAAAACCGAACGACTTGGAACTCGAGAAAACGTACTACCCATACATTCTCTACAGTAAGAAGAGGTACGCCGCGAAACTGTGGACGAAAGGGAAGGATGGGGAGATGCACATGGATTACATCGACGTGAAAGGTTTGAGTCTGGTGCGCCGGGACAACACCCCACACGTCCGGGAGGTGTGCAAAGAACTTTTGGATCTCATCTTGGAATCGAACGACACCAAACCGGCGATCGAACTCGCTCGGGAGAGGGCTCTGGAACTTCTCACCGGAGACGTGCCCCACGAAAAGTTAATTTTATCCCAACAGTTGGGTGATCTAGAAAATTACAAGTCCCACAACATGTCCCACGTTCAGGTGCACTTAAAGATGGAAGAGAGAAAACCCGGAAGCGCCCCACAGAGTGGTGACCGGGTGCCCTACCTCCTCACGAAGACGGAAGCCGGTCACCGGGCGAAGGCGTTCGAAAAGGCGGAAGATCCAAAGTACGTCTTGGAAAATAAAATTCCGGTGGACTACCACTACTATTTCCTGAACAAGTTCTTGAAACCGGTGTCCGACCTCTTGGAGCCCCTCGTGAACGACGCCAAGGAGGAAATCTTCGGTGAGATCATCTCCCAGTACAAACCCCCGAGGGCGAAACCGGTTCGTAAATCCAAGGAAAAACAGACCACCCTGGATTCCATATTTAAAAATTACGAAACAACAATAAGTAAGTCTAATGGATCCTCAAATACCGAAAAAATTGATTGATGTTTTCGAGGACGAGGTCCAGAACCGGGTGCGTGGGGCGTGTGTGGAATTCGCGGAGAGGGTGTGCCGAGCGTACGGTCTGAACAAGATGGACGTCATGGCGATGATTCCGGACGTGCGAACCCTCTCCGGGGAGTCCAAGTGTAAGGGGATCAC